CTTGATTCTTTCTTCCCGGCAGCCTCTTGCTGAATTTCCTCTTGCGTTGCCCCGTTGGCGGCAGCACGTTCCGCGTAGTGCGCTGAGAATCCAAGCCCGCTCATGCTCTGAGGGTGCGCATCATCCAAGTCTGAAATATTGAGTTTGGCAGAATCTGAATGCTCATTCGGCTCAACCGATACGCCGCCCGCCTCTTCGCGCGCCATCGCGTCAGTCAGCAAGTTCTGATGCTGTAACTCGACAGCCGCATTAGCCCGTTTCAGTAGTTCGCTATGGTGGCGGTGTTCAATCTTTTGCTTTGTGGCATCGGATACGTTTTCAGGTATCTTGGGCTCAAGGTCTTCCGCCTTCCACCCCATCTTGTCGGCAACTTTTTGCACGAAAGCCTTGTCGGCCATTCGCCTTTGCGACTGCACGGACTCGCGCGCCTGTTTTTTGCCGTGATCGATACCCAGTTCTTTATCTCGCGCACGCTGTTGTTTTTTCGCATCGCGCTTAGTCTTTGCGCTTTCCGCTGCGTGCTCTTTGTAGCTGGACTCTGGTTTAAGCCCGCGCAACTTGAGGTAGTTCAGCTTGCCGCCGGCCCCGCCGATGACGTGAAATACTCCCGAGCCATGCTGCGCCTCCTGCACCATCACGGGCACACCAGTCGAGCCAGCGCCGTTTGGGTGAACAGTGATCCAGCGTTGACCAGGCGCAAGCGCCTTAACCAGAAGGTCATCATCAACGAATGAAAACTGCGCACCAGTAAGTTCGTGGCGATTGCCATTTGGGAAAATCAGGCTGATCGACTTAATCATCCGCCCATTAGCAGCCTTCGCTTTTTCGACAAAGGCATCCACTGGAATGGCGGTGATCGGCCCAAGGAAACGCGGGTCATCATAGTGCTTGAGATAAGCGGCGCGGGCATCATCTTCCGATGCAAAGTTCAACATGCACTTGTCTTCATCGTAGTGCGCCCAGTCGCCATACTTGCGCTGATGCACCACATAGACTGTATCGGCATTCTCATCAGGGCCGATGTACACATCAACCTGATCACCATCGCTTCCCTCGGTCGAATTGATGTACCCGTATGCGAAAAGCATCTTGGTTTTCCAGCCATTACCTTTGCGGATAGATCCGGGCTCGTTTTCAATCGAGATAGTCAGCCCGTGCCATGCCATCTTTCGCTTGGCATAGTTTCCGGCCTCGGCCTGCGCTGGAGTAGGAGTCTCTGTTAATTCACCCCCATCTATCGCCTTGACCAATTCGGCCAAATAGCGGATAGTGTCGTCTTGGGGCCAGCCAATACCTGTGTGTGCCCCGCCAAGCTCGAAAGAGCCTGCCAATGGCGTGCAGTGCAAATTGGTAAACATGGTGGAATCATCGGTTTGCAATGATGATTCAAACGAAGCCCCAACAGACTTCCTGATTGGGGATTCGACTTTTTTGACTTCAATTCCACGCATCTTGGCTGGCCTGTATCCTCCCTTATCAGATGGCGCAGTTAATCTCTTGAATTCATCGTGTGGCCAATAATGATATGAGCGGAAGCGATACTCTTTTTCGTCAGGACGCCATTCCAAAACAACCACATCGTGATCGCCATGCACAACACGTTCTATAAATAAATCTCTTGAACCGTTTTCAAGCACAACACCAGGGTTAGCCAGCGTATCAATGATCGCGCTCATACGCTGTGCGCGCTCAGGCCAAAATACGCGCTTTTCATTTACCGTCTTTGTATAAGCGTGCCATTGGTTATCATTCATATTAACCCTGACACGACGCAAGCCGCCTTTACGCTTAATAACTATCGACCAATTACCGGCAATATGATCGGCGTAATACTGCTTCGCTTCAGACAATGATTGAATATGAGAAGAAGGAGGCAACCATGCTGAATAATCGCCATCAACAGGGGCTGATATAAACCTGCCAGTTGTTTTGGCGTGGTATGGATTGCCTTGAGATTTGGCAAGCGTAAGAGAATCGAAGTCGGTAGCATTCATGCCGCCCATAGTGAAGTCACGACACTGGCTAGGTTGCGCCAACAAAGTCCCTGAAAAATTCACCTCTTACCCAATGCGCGCGGTGTTTTTCCATTATATCGGCCTCATACCGTCCGGCATCATTTACCTGGCACTTCAATAGCAGTTGCCCAGATTGCCCGAACTGATTTGTAAAATGGCGGAACCTATCGTTATGATCCTCGCTTGTCGTGCTCCCGAACTTCAATAGTCCGTTGCTCATTTTTGCGATGTAAAACCATCCAGGCTTCCCAGAGGTTTTACCGCTCTTCGCCAATTTGATGTTTGTTGCTGGGCTTGCTCTATATTTGCGGGTCAACCCGTCCGACATTTTCTTGCAGTGCTCTTGCGTCATTTTTCGCTTTGACCACGGAGCATTTCCGTTTTGTTGCCACGCGCTGATTCGCCCTCGCGTTTCTTCGGAGACTTCCCTTCCGGTCATGCGGATACGCGTCTTCTCTATCGCGCAACACATCAACCCCTTGCCATCAGAGATTATGCCTCTTGCCATAACCTCGAAGGTTTTGCCGTGAGCTGGACATTTAACGGTGATTTTATTGTCTGTTCCGCGATATTCGCCAACCAACTCATAACCCAGCGCGGCAATGCGCTTCCGCACTTCCTCAACAGTCAATGCCGAGCTCTCAATGCCACAGCATTTCATGCCCTGCCCACGGAATATATTGGCTGGCATTACTTCATCCACAAAGCCATGGCGCTTGCATTCGACAGCAACTTTGGTATGCGCATTCTTGTAGCTGGCACGCAACACAAACCCATGCGCCACGAACCTCGCTTCAGCCTCGAATTGCGTCAATTTTTTACCGGCTGCCATGCCTATCCTTTCTTTTTGGCAAAATGCTCTTTTAGCCACTCCGAGAACTTGGGGTCGTCGTTTGGTTTCGCCGATGCAACCTCGACAAACCGCCCCCTGCAATGCGGGTGTATTGCCCCTGGAACAATCTTTGCCAATTCAGAATCGCCACGCTTAACCAACTGACCGCCAACTCGCCTATACGGGGATGATGAACGGGTGTGATTATCCTTGCCAGACCAGACCTCAGTATCCCAGTTTTTATTGGGCTTGTCAGGCGGCACAACCGTCATGATTGTGCCATCGATCTTGCGGCAGAAGTCACACGCACCGGCATATTGCTCCATGCGTTTTACCTTCGTTCCCGCTTTGAGCGAACCGATGAACCCGTTTCCGCTCATGTTGGCGGCCTCGGTGAGCGCAATTCTGCGCCAATCCTTGTTGAGTACAGCGAATTCGTCCAGCAACTTTCCTTCCAAGTTGCGCTTCGCCATTGCCGACGGCACGCCTTCGAACTCTTCTTTCTTCCAGTTGACCACCGCAAGCTTCATTCTGACGCGCGACGACTCAGTTACGTTCGCCACATACTGACAGCAACGGTGTTGCCCAAAGTCTATGGCGGCCTTTTGCGCCGATGTCATGCCGAAATCGCGTTGGATTATATTGAGATCAACAGGCATTTTCGCCGCCGCTGCGCCAGCCGCGACCGCCGCCATTTCCGGCATGTGCTTTTGAACCCGCCCCATCATGGATGCGCGAGTGACTTGCCACTTGGCATCGTCCATCATCACATCCTGGGGAAGGTATTTCTGGACAAGGTAATCGACGACCATCATCCAGTCATCAAGGGTAAATACCTCCGGTGGGAGCGCTTCAAGGTACAGCTTGGCACCTTCAAGCTCATCTTTTCCCCAGCGGACAAACATCTTTGGCTTGGGAACAGGTGTTTTGCTCGGCTTGTGAAAGCCGCCCTTAATCCACTTCATCAGCTCGGCGAGAATCTTGCCAAGGCGATCTAGCCCGAACGATGTCCACTTCTCGATGAGATCACGAATAAATGGCGACTCATGAGGACGCCAAATGTCGTGGTCATCATCATGCAGCGCCTTGTGCATGTCTTCCAGAACAGAATCAGATGCGCAGCAGGACAGCGGGCCGATGTCGATAAGCAGAGGGGTTCTATTCATGTGGCCGTGGCAGCGTCATCAATTAAACTCAACCCACGCCACGGAAATCATCAAGCGCCTATTGTTCGTAGTAACCGATGCCGCGTGCCAGATCACCACACCTTCACCAGGTCGCAGAATAATCTCTTCGTGTTCCGATGTGACGTTAAAAGTATCAACCAACGGGTTCCGGCTCCCACCGGCGCCGACTGCCGAATCCATTGTTTGATAAAAATTCGCATCAATAGTAGCACCCAGCGACGCCACCGCAGTAGCCCAGGCATCAGCTACCTCGCCTTGATTGGTATTGAAGGTAGAGTCGATACTGGCCGGAGTTATCAGCGCGCTGCTATTGATACCAGTGAAAGTAAAGCGGCTTAGACGTAACTCTCCGACCGCTTGATCTATCGCCGTTGCCGCAAACTGAGAGCGTATCTTGATGTTGGAAATTTGCATCTTAATCGTTGATGCCACAGGGTTGTATAACCATAGGAACCCGGTCGTAATTCCATCTTGCGCATCAATTGGTACGATTGCCACAGGGGATTGCGCCTTGAATACGCCAACAATATCCCGTTTATCAACGACTACGACCATATCCTCGTGTACGGTATTCGCGCCAATCACTCGCGTCTGTGTACGTTTCATTTTTCCGCTATGCCATCTGTCTTCGGGGAGTTGTATTTTGCTCGCAACTGGGGCGGTCATAATTTGCTCCTGTTCGTTTGTTTAAAGTATTGAAATATCTTGCGGCTTGCGCGCCTCGGTAAGCGCAGCGATCAGAGCTTGATGCATGGCGGCCATGTCGCCATTTTTCTCGCTCATCATGGCAATGGCAGCGCACAATCCCTGAAACTGTGCGGCCTGACTGTCTTTGAGCTGGGCAATCGCGACCACAACATCGGTTGCCATTGCGGCCTGAGCACGAATCACCGCATCCAGTAAATTGCTCATGGTGCGCAGAGTTTCATTCAACGGGTGATTTTCTGGCGTGACTGGAACAGCAGGAACGCTAATCAGTGCCTTTTCTAGAGTTTCGGCATCGTCACTAGCGCCAAGATCATAATCCTCAATCTTGCCTCGCACGAAAACCCGCTTGCCGTTCTCGTCTTCCATGATCGAGCCGTCTTCACCGCGATCAACGATAGTCATCTTGCGCTCAGCCCGAGCCCGGTGCGCGATGTAACCGCCCCACTCGACTTGATGCTCGCCGCCACCGTCAGCATCAACAAGCATTCCATGCTTACCGATACCGGCCACCACGCCATGATGCGGGCCGCCATGTTCAGGATGCTTGTAATAAATGGAATCACCGGTCAGGACGCTTGGCTTGTTCGGCTCTTCGGCATCAGGCTTGATGCTGGTTACGGGCTTCAAATTCTTCATAGGTCGCCCAAGCGGTAGATCACTGTCTCGCGCGTGCCGAAATCAAGCGGCTCATCGGCTACCGGGAACGACTTCGCGAGCGGCTTCTTTTGCTTTTCGTCGTCAGATTCCCCAGCATCGCCATCAGCAGCTTGCTCGGGAGCTTTCCCTTGTTGATCGTCACTGCCGCCCTGCTTGTCGTCATTCCCACCGGCATCATTGCCTCCTTGCTGCCCAAAATCCTCGCCCTTGTCCTTGCCGCCAAATCCTTCCGGCACATCCTTGCCCCGCTGCTCTTCACCGCTTGGCTGCGCTTGCCCGCCAAAGTCTTTGGGTTGCTCTTGCTGCATCAATGCTTGCCACGGCCCAACCAGTGAAGGATTCAACGGTGCATCGCCCAATGGGCCATCCATCTTGTCGTAACCCTCTTCGGCGCGCATTTCGTTCACAGTGAGAATCTTGCCGGCGCGCTCTTCTTTGACCTTCGCATCCTCTTCATCGAGGCCAGCCCAGCGGAACACGTACTTGTCCGAAAAGTCGCAAGTGATGTAGTCAGTGAAGAGGTTTTCAAAATAGGACAGCAGCGGGCGCAAGCCCTTGTCCTTGGAATCTGCCAGCTTTTCAGCGGTATCAGAGCCGTTCAATGGCGAGGAATTGCCGCCCGAGAACGAATCGAAGTTGATTTCGCTTGGGCTCATGCCATAAATGGCGCAGATCAATGAGGATAAAAACGTCATCCACTTGCTAAAGTGCATTTCGTCGTAATCGACGCCAAACTTCTCGAACGATGCCTTGCTTTCCTGATCTTTGGACACCAGCACCGGCACAGACCATTGGCTATTCACGCCCTTGACCATCGAATTCCAGTAACGGCGGAATGCAACCAAGTCTTCTTGCGTGTAGTCACCAGACAGATGCAGCACGCCCTTGGGGATGGCGTTTTTATCGAATCCGGTGATGTTGTGCGTCATGGCATTCAGGAAGCCAGTTACAACGCGCACCAGCAACTCGGTTTCACCCAGCCCATACCCGCCGACAATGATGTCAGAGCGCGGATTGCGCGGCTCATAGATCAGATCGTCGTAGGTGTACGCAGTTTTGACCGTTCCCATCACTACCTGCAGCGCGAAAATGTCATCATCGCCCTTGTACCCACCCTCGGGCGTTAGACGAATCGTTGCACCGTCAACCATAGCCAAGCCATCTATGCCGCGGCTACGATCACGCTTCATTTCTGTCTCAATCGCGCACGAATCCATCACGAGAGAATCACGCACCGCCTTACCCATCATCCCGGAGAAGCTATCGCGGCGCAGTTTCTTGCGAGCGCGTGGGTTGAATTCCCAGCCGCAATTCGAGAAAAAGCGGTTGAGCATCTTGATAGATTCTTGCTCGCTTTGGCTTATTTGGTGGTCTTTGTCGATATGCTTGACGGCGAATCCCAGTCCAGTGCCGCCTTCCTGCACGCGGCAAAAGCGTTGCACCTGGCGGATTCTGGTCATTATTACGGCATTCAGCACAGGGGTTTGGTCAACCATCCCACGCAGCGCGTCAAAACTCATTGACGCAGGCTTTTCCCAATACTCGCCATGCATTCCCAGTTGCCGATCATCTAGCTTGACCGATTGCACACCGGGCTTGCCTTGATTCTTACCGGGGAATGGAACGATGTTTTGGGAGATCGACTTGTTCATGTCGGCGAATTCCATGATTTGCCCGATGGTTTCCATCGACAAAACACTAGTCGGCATGGCCGCCTGCTGCAATTCTGCGAGCGCGTCAGTACGCTCGCCTTGCGGTGCATTCGGGTCAAAGGCTACTTTGCGGGCAATATCACTCATGCCCGCATTGTCGCGTCACGACAATTTAGCAGGGCTTTACAGGGGAATACAGATCAACAGTTACGAATACTACTTGGCAATAAACATTCCACAACCCACATCATTCTCTCCTACCTGCATCCCGAAATTCTCGCCACACAATTTGGTTTCACGGTCGAATGCCGAACAGCGCCCACATGTGCCAAGTGCGGATATTTCAGCCGCGACATTCGCCGCCACCTTGTTTGCGTCTGGAATGAAGATTTCAGAAGGATTGCGCCCGATCAGCAGACCGAACGCCCGAGACAGTCCGTCCACCTGATCGTCATACGTGCCATTGGGGAACACTCTAAGTTCAGCTATCAGCGCATCGTTCCACGGCGCTTTCAGCATAAGCACATTGCCGACGTTCACCTGACTTGCCAAAGGCTCAGCGCGCGTTTCCTTGCTACCCGTTTCCGTGGATGAATGGACGCGGTACCCGACAAGCTGCCGTATCAGGTATTTCACCTGAGTTACACCGGCCTGTCCTGGGTCTTGCGGGATGGATTGCTTGCACTCGTACCCGTCGCGCTTCGCAGCATTGGACAAAGCCTTATCGCGATCATCCGGCCCAACTCGAATCCGCACCATATCGCCGATAAGCAACCGGCCATCGCCAAGTTTCCCCAGCTTAGCGCCCGCAGTCCAGTCACCAGATGTTGTGCTGGCAAAGTCCCACCCGCGCACCCATTCAATCGACTCAATCGGCAACGCATCAATTATCTGGATGTTGTCAGGCTTGAATAGATCACCCTCAAGCGGAGATGGCCGCTGCTGATACAAGGCATTCCATGTGCGCTGATTCTGTTCGAACTGCGCCCAGTGTTTACGGTCAAACCATTCCGGCCACAGGTATTCGCCAATCTTGCGTCCAAGTGGGTCATTTGCGACTTCGCACTTCGCTTGCAGGCAGATAATTTCCCACTCGTTGCCATCTTTGCAGAGGATATTGCCACTTTCCCCATTCCAGCCATCGGGAAGGATGCGACCGGACAAATCGTCTTCGTGCCACCGTGTCTGAATGATAACAATCCATCCGCCAGGTATGAGGCGGGTTTTTAGGTCATCTTCGTATGCATCCCACGTCTTTTGCCGGATAGTTTCGGAATTGGCCTGCTCGCGCCCCTTGATCGGGTCATCGATGATGATGCCGTGCGCACGATTACCCGTGATGCCAGACAAAATACCGCACGCCATGTACTCGCTGCCATTGGTCAAGGCAAATTCATGGGCGGCCTGCGACTCATTGGCCAACCCTGCGCCAAAAATCCCCTTGTAGCGCCGCTGCTTGATGATCGAACGGGTACGGCGGCCCATCTTCCGCGCCAGATCATCGCCATAACTGGCAAGAATCAGTTTGCGGTTTGGCTTCTTGCCAAGAAATCGCGAGGGGAATACCACAGAGGCATAGGTACTCTTAGCCGAGCCCGGCGGCATAAACACCATCATGCGACCGTGCGGCGTCTCGCTGACCTCTTCCAGCTTGGTCAGTAGCAAGCGATGGTGGTGCGCCAGCGATGTTTCTACCGGCTTAAAACATTCCTCATCGGGGTCATCACCAACAGGTTTGCCGGGAACATCAATAGCCGTGACATAACTAAGGATGCTCTCTCTCGCCTTGCGACGGATAACAACCTCCTTAGCCGCGAGCGATTTCGAGTAGTTCATCGTCGGTCAGGTCTTGGATATGTCTTGGGTCGCTATTGCCGGGATTGTTCAGTGCGCCAGCCCCATTAGGCTTGGTAGTCAGAGTGAGGATGTCCATACCCATCTTGCCGGACTGGTTGACCGCCATAGATGCGGCAATCGCCCCTTTGACATCATCATCGGTAAGAGTTTGCAGCTTGGAAAGCTTCTCGTGCGTTCTCTCACTGATAAGCTTTGCCGTATTCGCCCCAGCCACAGCGGCGTCACTCAGGGATTCGGAAATCATCAATAACCGTTGTGCGAGGTTAAGCGCGGATATTTGCGCGGAAACGGGCAAACTCTTTTTTGCCTTTTCCACTTCAACTATTTGATTTGCAACTTTTTTGATCTGCGCGGATTGCGCGGATATTTTTTCGCGCACCGTGCTTTCACCCACACCAAATTCGCGCGCCAAAGAGCGCAGGCTTTCACCGTCAAGATGACGACGCCCGACCTCTTCCCATTGCTTTTCCGTCAGTTTTGATTTTCTACCCATGACCTACCATAGCCTCACGACTACGCTTCCTCCGACTCACCAAACAGATCATCACAATCTGAACGGCTCTTTTCCGCCTTGCGCGGGTTGTCCCTGCGTTCTTTGACCGCATCTTCATCCAGCATCACCACTATGGCGTGCGGGCTCATTGGGGAGCGCTCAGGGTTCTTGGCGCACTTTAGATACGACCTTGAGCCATTCGGGAAGCGATGCCCACAAAAGCACAGCTTGGATGCCCGCCACCCCACGGCGTCCACTTCGCAGTTAGGGCAGCGAATTCGCTTCTCCCCTTGCTTTGTGGTGTATTTTTCCAGCCGCCCGCTTCCGCAGGTTCTGCAAAGGTGATCTATTTTCTCGACATCCATGCGCTTACCTTCCTTACAGCAAGCGCATCTGCGCAAAAATATAATCGGGCACGCCTGGCGGCATGAATGAAATCGCAGCCTTGTGGCTTTTCCGTATCGGAGCCATCGCGGCCTCGGCGGTATCGGCAACAACGCCAATCTGGATTCTTCCGGCCTTGGCAACAAATACACCAACGGCATGGAGCGCCCGCGCATGGATGGGAGGCTTACCCTTGGCATTGCGCCCGAGCATGTATTCCCTCTCCCGGTTGTAGCAGGACACACAGATACGGGCATGAATCAGGCGCTTGTCAGTTCCGCCACACCGGCAGCACAGCTTTTGCGGCAGGCTATAGATGATTTGCTCACCCGCATGGGCCGCGCCAAGCTCACAGCCAGTACATACCGAACCAGAGCAGTTGCTCTTATGCCGCTTGTACTGAGCTGCGCAACTCGTCACCGATAGCGTGCCGCGCTGCTTTTCACAATTGAAGTACATGCCGGGCGCGTATTCAACGTTGAAATAAGACACTGCAATGACCATGACTCCCCCTTTTTAACCCGTTAAACGCCAAACCTCCGAACCCAGATGTCGCGACATGATGCACAGCACCACCGCCCGCCACTTGTATCCTCCCCACACTCACGGCACTCATACTCAAGCGGAATTTCTGTTGTTGCCGCTGCGTGCGCTTTGGCTATTTGCCGATCCCTCTCGTCTTGCTCGTACTTTTCTGCCGATTCAGCTTGGTCTGCCATCACAACCCCTTTTAAGTTTTCCGAATCTCAATGCCATGCAATAGCTTTACTCAAAAATCTCCCTATCCCAGCCACCGCCATTCTTTTTTGCCCTTGGCGTAACAGCCATAAAGCGGAATGGGTACATTTCAGCCGCCACTTTGATCTTGACTCGCGCATCGTCTTGCCAAAACCCTTTGACCTCATGCATTTCGAGCACACCAGTGCTAAACATCACAGCGAAGTCTGGCGAGTAAAAGCATCCGTCTGCAAGGCGCAGCTTCACACCCTCAAATCGATACCAGACAATCTCGCCGGCTGCTTTAAGCATTTCCAAGTGCAGCCTGTAAGCTGCCTCGGTCTTGTTCATTTCTCCCACCTTCAACCTACCGAGAGCCTGCATTTTTGTTAAAGCGCTCATTTCCCATGCCCTAGTGTTTGTTTTTTAGCCTCGGCCAACTTCTCGGCCCAAGCCTGCTCAACCAATGTTTTCACCCGATCTACCCGCTCCCTGCCGTATTTCTTCATCCACCATTCCAAATATCCAGCGCGCATCGTCTTGGTTGGCACATGTAAAACGAAGCGAGCAAGGCAACAATCTCGTCCAAAGTCGTAATTCCCATCATCTTTTGCACAAAATTCGCACTGGCTCATTACTCTTCAATCTCAGGTATCCAGCTTCGGGCAATATGCGCAGCCCCGACCAACTCAGCGCCATGCTTTGCGTGCTCGTCCAGTCCACCGTAATAGTCCATCGCCACGCCGATCTCGATCATTTCTTCGCTTAGCTCGCGCAGGCGCTTCACGATTTCA